CTCCCAGGGGTCTGAATTATGAACACACGAATTAGGATGCGCCCATTCCTCTTTCTTCTCCATTGATAACTGATGTCTCAGTCTTCTGATCTCTTCCTTTAACCAGCGATTCTCGTTTTCTAGTTCTGTGATTCTGTCCATAACTCTCTAAAGTATCTGTCTACATGATTCAAACAATCGAGTGGTGTTTGTTCTTCCGTATGTGCCCAATCATAACAAAAGTCAATCATATCTAAAGTAACATGACCAACCCCATATATTCTAGAAAAAGATGATGCTGCAAAATGAAAGCGCATTCTAGTGTGCGGTTCCATTGCCCTTATAGTGTTCGGATTCATAGTAGTGTCCCTTCTTAGAACCGAAGTAAATTGTAGTGATTACAAAGGGTATTGCCACTATAATGAGTGCTTTTCCTAACAGATGTTCCATTACCTTACGTCATGCCCTCCAAACATTGCTCTCATACCATTTAAGACTTTGTTTGCGAATGTTCCGAGTCTTCTAGATTCGAATCTGGAGTATAAAGCAGAAGAAATAACAGGGGCTGGAACACCGAGATCCACAGCAGCGTGGACAGTCCAACGACCCTCACCACTATCGCTAACTCCCCCATCGAACTTGCTAAGCTCTCTATCGCGCCGTAGAACATCAGCGGTAAGATCAAGTAACCAAGACCCAACCACAGAACCACGACGCCATAGCTCAGCCACTTCAGCAACATTAATGTCGTAGCAATAATCGGCGGGGTTGTCCATTGGCGCAACTTCTGCGTCTCCTGCTTTGACATACTTGGCACCTGCGTTTGCTTCGTGGAGAATATTAAATCCTTCGGCATATGCTTGCATGATGCCATATTCGATTCCATTATGAACCATCTTTACAAAGTGACCTGCTCCTGGACCGCCACAATGTAACCATCCAGTCTCTGCTTGACTCACCCATTCATCAGGTTGTGTACGTTCGGCGGCAGCAAGTCCTGGGGCGAGTGCGTTAAAAATGGGCGCACAAGCGGCGACCGCAGTATTTCCGCCACCAACCATAAGACAGTATCCACGCTCCAAACCATAAACACCACCACTAGTACCACAATCAATATATTGGATGCCAAGTTTTGCAAGACGTTCTGCTCTTTTCCGACTGTCCTTAAAATTGCTATTGCCATGATCAATAATAATATCGCCTTCACGACAATATCGTAGTAACTCATTGATAGTCTCCTCTACTGTTTCTGCTGGAACAACCATCATAAAAACCGCTGGTTTATTTTGAACTACAGTTTCTCCACTTTTCTCACCATAAAGAACTTTTGTAGATCTGATTATTTGACTAAGGCTTTCCAGAGAAGTGGTACATCCACTGATATAACCCTTCTCATATTGTTCGCAAGCTTTTTCATAGTTGTTCCTATAACCCCACACTTCATGTCCAACTTTGATGAGGCGACGAGACATACCCTCACCCATCCGTCCTAGTCCGATGATTCCTACTTTCATTTGTCCTTTAACATCTCCTCTATTCTTTTACGCATGTTAGTACTGTCTTGCTTCATGTAATCTCTAAGAGAATAACCACGATGCCCCCTCATAATCATAGTTCCCTGATAGAACATTGTAGCAGCAAAAACTAACAATAGGAAGACTCCTATTAGTTCAGGGTAATGGTCAACCATGGAAACATGGGAGGAATAACACCAATCAGTCTTAGAAGTCCCTCAGCAAATAAAGCAAGAACCACCCAACCGACGCACATACTAATGATAGAAGCATTACGGTTGTGTCGTCGTATTGCTGCATCGATCATCTCCTGTACTTCTTCACGAGTAACTAACTCATCTTGTGGTTCCATCAATTTTCGTCTCCGAGCATTTTTGCCAAGGGATCTTTTCTAGTTTTTACAATTGCTACTGCTCTTTTGTAAAACATGTTGTCTGTGTTTCCAGACTGTTCGAAGGTCTCCTTGATCTTCACCCAGTTTTCGTAGGTGTGCTGATCCATAGGTCCTATTACTTAGTATCTATTAGCTATAATAGTTACTATCCAGGAACTGTCAACAATGTGTTGAAAACCACAAAGTGTTGAAGAAATTATTAAGATTTAAACGGAAAGGGTGGGATTCGAACCCACGGTGCTACTAACACGGCAGTTTTCAAGACTGCTACCTTAAACCACTCGGTCACCTTTCCTAACGAATTTCAAAGTCTAGTTTTCTAACTTTTCTTTGTCTTCTTTGTTCTTGCCACAAAATATCTTCTTGAGAAAGAACTCCTCTTTTAGAGTTTTGTTGATAAGAGTTTAACATAATGACATTAGATAAGTCAAGTGCCGATATCTTATCACCACGGATAGTTGCCATATTTGGACAACCACATGTGACAGTCTTATTATGATGCCCCTCTAACTCCTTACCACAGGAGCGGCATCTAATCTTTATATTATCCATCAGTATAATGTGATCTTTCGTCTTCAGTTTTCAGTTATTTATATGGGTGATGAGGGATTCGAACCCCCGACTGCCTCCGTGTAAAGGAGGAACTCTACCGCTGAGTTAATCACCCTCAACTTCTTAATTGTAGCATATGTTCTACGGTTTTGGCAACATCTTCCATTGCTAACCGCAAATCTTCTCTCTGTCCTGACTCTTGATGACATACTGGTCTTCTGTCATCAGTAAGAGTCCAGCGCCATCTATTCATATGCTTACAATACCAGAGTTTGATATTCATTCCCCTCAGTCATACTTATGCCTATTTAACAAGTCTGGATTCTTCTTGTATAAGGAGTAGCAATAACTATTAGGGTCACTATCCATAGCATAGTGTGCTTGTGTATGAATAGTTTGGATAATACATAAAAACCCAATAACTATCAGGTTAAAGTGAGTTACTGGTGAGAAAAGGATTTTCTTCATAATAAAAAAGGGGGACCGAAGTCCCCCGTATTATAGCACAGATTTAGTGGATCAGAAGGTGTACTTCAGACCTGCCTTGGTGCCGTAAGAACGGTCAACACCAGCAACGCCCGAACCAACGAACGAAACTTCACCGTAAGCAGAGAGCTCTTCGGTCAGACCAACGCCAAGACCTGCCTTACCTGAAGGAACCCAGTCAGAAGCACCACCGTCAGGAAGAACGACAGTAGCACCTGCTTGGATATACCAAGAAGCGTCAGTACCCAGAGCACCTTCGTATCCAACATGGTTGTCGATAGAAGTGCCAGTGTAGTTTGAACCAGTGAAACCAGAGTTGGCTTCAACATTCACGTAGGGTCCTGCCATTGCAGCACCAGCGAAAAGGGGAGCAGCAGCCAGAGCTGCGAATGCGGATTTAATCATTTTAGATACCTCGTTATTTTCTCGCAGAGTTTTATACCTGCGGATGGAAAGAGACTCGACGTGTCTCTGTTTGAACTTCGTGACTACTTGCGAGTAGTTGAGGCTTTCATCACATTTTTATTTATAAAGTTTTACAACAATCGGGAATACGGGTTCCCGAAGCGGGATATCGGATTCGAACCGACGACATTCAGCTTGGAAGGCTGACGTTCTACCACTGAACTAATCCCGCAAGCGGTGGGAGATTGCTCTCCCGACACATCCTTCACACGGACAGGAGTATCATAAGACAAGAAATGTATCTTGTCAAGCCACTCATCGGACTTGAACCGATGACCTACGGTTTACAAAACCGTTGCTCTATCCAGCTGAGCTAGAGTGGCAGGCTCCCCAGGCAAGATTCGAACTTGCGACCCATTGATTAACAGTCAACTGCGCTACCGCTGCGCCACTGAGGATTGTTGAGATTAATCCATATCAACAACTAGATCAAAAGCAACTGAATACCTTTCACTCTGTTTATTGATAACATAGTGTGATATCCAAGATGGATGAACAATTAGCATTCCTTTTCTTGGATATATCCACTGTTCTGGTTGATTAATCTCATTATATGTTTCCACAATATCTGGTGGAATAATATTTTCAATACATCCTATCGGATTACTAAAAACAAGTTTTACATCAGAATCTTGTGGATAATAAACACCAATCAAATGACAATTCACATGAGTATGTGGTTTGCAAATATCATAGTGGTTACTATAATTACACCAAGAACTTCCTATTTTCAATGAATATTTAAATCCACATTGTTTATGAAAACAATTTGCAGACTCTACTACTCTATCTACTAGAGATTTAAATGGATATGAATCTAAATCTAAAGAATTTCTTAGTGAGTGACCTCCTTGATCACCATAGATTAAATGTTTTTTACAAGACTCAATAATAGAATCATTATCAAGATCTTCAAATATTTGAACTCCAAGAGGAGTTACAAACATTGGTATTAAATCCATAACATATTAATCTAAAAATATGGAGAAAAGATCTCCAACGACTCAGGAGGGACTTGAACCCCCGACCAACTGCTTAGAAGGCAGATGCTCTATCCAACTGAGCTACTGAGTCATTTGAACCCTCATATTATAAGTGATGAGGGATACATTGTCAAGAACGAAACTGTGCCATTCCGTTTCCAGAATTCCAACCACCAGGTCCAGATTGGAAGTTTTCAGATCCACCAAGAGTTTCTTGCCAAGACCCAAAAGATTTAGAAGCACGTTCATACATTACTTGATGAATGTTTTCTGGTTCTTTCTTTGGTTGTGTTGCCTCAATAATCTTTTGTTCTTCGATCTTTTGGGCAACATGCTTTTCATAAGCAATAACCTTTTCAGTCTTTACTGGTTTAGAAAACCAAGAATCAGTAGGAGTGGTGATAGGAGCGACAACTCCAATATAATTTTCTTTTGGTTTCTCAACCTTTTTAGGTTTCTCCTCAATGAATTCACTCTTGGGAATGAACACCTTTTTTAAATTTTTAAGTACTTTCTTGATCATGCCCAAATAAGTTTCTTAGTATAGTTATAAGCGTACTGTTGTCGATATCCTTTGATGCCCCAACCTAACCAGTAGTAAGCACCAACCATATATTGATCAACAGTAAAACCACGTCCCTCAAACTCTGGAAGAATCTTTTGGAACTGTGATTCGTTAATCATATAACGAGTCTGCCCTTCAATACTGCTAGGATCGCAACCAAATTTCTTACAGAAGGTTCCCAATCCACGATACCGCTTTTCGGTAGTCCATTGAATGAGACCATAACCACCACTATAGCAACGATTATAAGGAACTCTGGCACCACCTTCACAGATATTGGGGTGGAAATTGCTCTCAGACTTAATGTTACCCATGATTGTTGCTAGGGCATTACGATCTGAGATATTAGTTTTTTTCTGGAGTTCGCGGAGAACATACTTTTCATTGATGTTACATCCAGGACACTTCCATTCTTTTTCTACCACTTCGATTGGAATTGCTTTACCATGATCAACTTTTACGTCTACTGAAGCGATTTGGGGTGGTGCTGAGATTTCGCTGATCGATGGATAAGCACAAGCAGCTGGAATAATTCCAAGAAGTGATAAAAATGATAACCTTTTTAGCATTAAATTAGTAGAACTCGACATCCGTATCTTTAACACGTGTTAAGTACGGCTCAGCATCCGCGTAAGGATAGCACCCTATTTAGATTTTGTCAAGCTAAATAATTTTACGGTTAATTTCAACACAAAATGAAAAGAGCAGTATTGCTTTTTGGAATGTTATTGATGGCGGCACCTGCACATGCCGATCTTACTCATAAAATTTCGTCAAGCGTACAACTGACTGTTGATGCTGCTGCTACGAATGTACAAAGAATTGGTAATTCCTATTCTGTATCTGGTAGTGGTGTCACATTAGACGTTGGTGGTGGTAGTAAAGCTTCTGCTGACCTTAGTGTTGGTGGTCTTGGCACTATTACTACTGGTGCTGCTGCTGGGTCTTTACCAACCGCATATCAAACAGTAGATGGTAATGCCTTCTCATACAGTAATTCTTTTACTGCGGGTGATTCTATTGATACAACCGCTCCTACCGTGGGTGCTGTAAGTGCTTATTCTAATCAAACTTCTACTGCTGCTGGCACTGGCACTCCTGCTGGTACTATCTCGTCTGCGGGAGTCATGACTCTTACCGCTGCTGGAAGTGGTACTAGTGCTACAGGTCAGTTCGTAACTGAAATTACTATCAAGTAATGAGTATAGATAATAATGAAGAAGATCATCGGTGCCCTAAGTGTGGGTTTGTTCTATGCATTTGTCCCGTCGATTTCACGGGCAGTGCCTGTAGTACCAAATTTTACACAGGGCTCGATGACTTCCCATACCGAAACAACAAGTACGGTTACGGAAACTATAAATTCAATAGACTATAACACAGGATATCAATATACAATAACAGGTAGTGGTATTACAGCATCAGGTAACTTATCACCAGGAACAGGTGCTAATAATGTAACAATCGAAGGAGTGACTTCATCATGGACTGGCGTAACAAGCAGACCGACATTCACACAAACAACACCAGGCGCAGCGTTTCAGTTCACAGAAACGTATCAAGGTCCTGGTTTAAGCAATCAAACGATAATTCAAAGAACCACGGAAATCAAAAGCGTAACCGACACAACCTCTATCTTTACGCAGTAATCTTAAGTGTCCTCTCCCCAGCACTGGTCCAACAAAGAGTTCTTGCTGAGACTGTTGGTGGCGTTAGCGCCACTGCTGCTCCTGTGGCTAACTCATCCGGTAGTGTCACTAATCAAGCCATCCAAGTCCTTCAAGGTCCTTACATCACCAACACCTATGGTGGTGGAATCCAATGTCAAGGACCAACGCTGAATATCACACCATTTGTTACTGGTTCTGGTTCGATGCAGAAACCTTATGAACCGTACTATATGGATCCTGTCTATGATATGAGAGATTTAGATGATGATGGATCTCTAGATAATCCTGGAAATATCTTATATACTGTTCCCACCAGAACAGGGCAGAAGGATAATTATAATATCTCATTGGGAGTCAGTGCTACTTGGTCTATCCCACAAGACAAGAAACTACAAGACCAGTGTAAAGAAGCAGCAGCGACTCAAATTGAATTGCAGAAACAATTGACTGCAAATAAAAGATTAGACTTTGAGATCGCCAGACTCAAGAATTGTGGCGAGTTGAAGAAACAGGGCATCTATTTCCACCCCAAGTCTCCATATTATAAAGTGTGTGCGGATGTGGTTGTTACTAATCCTGGCGGTGTCATTCCTCCACACAAACATTCTATCCCTTCGGTTTCAGTGCCGAACGCAAAGCCCGTATCGCCTCCGTCCTCTCGCGCTGAAGATCTCGGCGCTCCGTTACAGAGAGGACTGGGACAGACTTCCCCCTAATCTTAGCAATCTTTTTCATAACTTTCTTAATCGTTGGTTTAATAACCTTGAGTAGGATATCTGCCAATGGTTTTGCTGCGAGTGCTGATGCTGTTGCCACTACAGCAATACCACCAGTAGTCATAACAGAACCAGCACTAGGAAGTCCAGCAATAACTTGCTCTGGAATAGGCACCTTTTCTGTTTGCTGGACACACTGGTTTCCTATCAGTTGATATCCAGTTACTTTCTTTCTAAAACCTTCTAGGTATTCACCAACAGGTTCTTTTGCTGCTTGTGCTGGTGTGGGGCAATCAACCTTAGCAGTGGCAGGTGCTGCTGGTGGTAACTCAGGTGTCTTTGGGACTTTTGGTTGTTCTGGTTGTCTTGTGTCTGCCTGTGATGGTTTTGTAATGAGCATCTCCTCTGGAGAATACTCAATAGGGTTAAATGATGGCACACTTCCATCACAATAAGTCCTAGCACCTCTTGGGTCATCTTGTGCCAGTTGCGGTCCACCATCAGGGTGTGCTTCTACGCAACCAGGCATATCAACTATCGGTGTTCCAATGTTTTGTGTTACTGGGACAACTGGTGGTATTGATTGTGGATAATTCATCAACCAATCAGGAACTGGAGGAATATCCAGACTCCTGATTTGGATTTCTCTTATCTCAGGCATCAATCATCATTTGTGAAAAGATTTAAAAATCCACTCCACAGATGAAAGAAGAACACATAAAGGAAGAATTTTCCCTCAGCATCTTTGGATTTTCTTCTTCTTGTTGTAGTCATAACCAGTACCAAAACTTATTATTATTTAACAGGAATAACACCACCCGTTACTGAAGGCACATTTGTTTGAGACATAACATCTCCAGTAGCAGAAGGCATCTTAGGCATTGCCGACTCTACCATTCCTGGAAGTGCTTCTGTAACTGCCTTGGTGATTTCTTCTGTTGCCTTTACTCTTACATCCTCAATCATCGCATCTTTGTTGAGGAAGAGGTATGCTCCACCACCAACAACACCAAGTGATATAAGTCCTGATAGTAGTGCTATCACGTTTACTAGTTTCTGCATTGGTTTACTCCACTAAAGTTCCATGTGCTCTACGAATCTCTTTGAGTTCCTCAAAGTTCTTCTGTTTGGTTCCACCATCATATGCCCAGGCATATCCTTCGGTGATCATTTGTTCGTTGAGAGAGACTTCTCCGTCTCCGATGTAAAGCCATCCCAGGAGTCTACCGTATTTACCAACACCCCCAACAAGCTCAGTCCTAATAACGAGGTCATCATCACCAGCGATAGCACCAGTGAGCTTGTCTTCGAGCCAGTGGGTTGCGTCGTATCCAAGTGCCTTCTC